GCAATTTTAAATCTTCTGGAGTATACTCAAGCATACCATGATTGACATGCTCTTTCCCATCTTTAGGATCGATGTACTCGTGTGGTTCTTTTACTGTCATGTGTTAATCTCCTGAGGTGTCTCGGATAACTTTCATTGATGTATAGGATCTGTTACCACTCATAAAATGGCTAATCTCCTTGATAATATATAGACCACTTTGCTCATGATCTACATCATCTTCACCACTCACTTGTGGGAAAATACACTTTATTATATCACCTGCTTCTAATGCGACATTGATTCCCACAGTTAATGTTAGGACTTGAGTAAATAAAGAACTATATCGTGATATAGATTGACTCACATCCTCAATATTATCCATATTAATCGTTGTTGAAGCAGTACCAACCGCAGTACCAGGATGATCAACAGATTCTTCTAGACACCCAACACTATAAACACCACTTATAATTCTGTGTGCCATTTCTGGGTTAGGAATCTGATTTGGTTCAGCCTCCTTTGTTATTTCTGCTTCCGTAGTTCCTAAAGTCTCTTGCTTAGATCCATCTTTTAATTCACTTGCTTTAAAAACAGATACTTCTGGATTCGTAAACTCAAATGTATAAGGATTAAAAAAGATTCTATATGTTGAATATGCTCCAGTCTGCTGAGAACCCATCACATTATTATTATTCTCTACAGAATACTGTATGATATTAGTAAATGAATCTTCAGGATCATCAACACCTCTATTAACTCGACTATACTTATATTCTTGAGCAATTTCTTTATTTCTAATAATACTCTCAATAGATTTAAATTTCATACCAGATTGTGTCTGCCATAAGAAAAATCCAGCAGAACCACTATTAGATCCTACAGGAATTGCTCTAGAGCAGAGTGAAGGTACTAGAGAAAATGGTTTCCTCATGTTACCTATAAAATTAAAAGCATTTAAAGTCTCTTCAATATTCTCATCCTCATATTCACACTCAACCATATCAAGAAAATCTTTTATAATCTCACTAATCTTCTTTTGCTTATACTTTTTAATAACTCTCTTATTTAAATTCTTAATACCTTCCTTTGATACCAAATGTAATGCAAATTGTTCTTTTTGTTTTTCACTAATATAATCAGTTAACTTATTAACATACATTGTAATTTCAAACTTACCAGGTGTTTCTTGCCTATTCTGTTCTATAGGAGTTGTAAAATGTAATTTAACCTGTTCTCCACCTCTAATTGGTAGAGTATTATAAACACCTTCACCTGCAGACACAACACTCATTATAGCAGTAATTACTGGGGACATTAAATCCTCAAAGTATGTAAACTGTGTTACACCCAACCTTAAATCCATCGCAGAATTCAAGTCATCCTCTTTACCTAAAGGATAAATTTCAATTTTCTCAAAGGTAGAACCTTGGGTTGGTATTGCTGCCATTTATGTGTACGCTCTATTAATTGTTTTCAACGCATACAAAATACTAGAACCACCAGAACCATAATTAGGAACAACTGGTTGTTCCGATTCTCTTAGTGGTGTGGTTGGTTTTATGATATTATTTAGTGGTATTTTGATAGTTGTTTTCTGTGCTGTACTACTGAGAGCCGATATTTTTTCTCCAGTATTCATATTACCTTGCATCCAATCATTTCTTCCTGGTTGCATCCAATGAGTATTATCTGGAGCACCCTTCATATAATCAAAGTGAACTGGATCTCCTGCACCTTGCCATCTCCAACCAAACTTATGAGCATTCTTCCTCATCCAGTTCCACTCAGGAGTATTAGTAGCAAGGTCAACCGCCCAACCCTGAACATGAGGAGACATATGAACTGGAGCAGGTGTAATAACATTAACACCATCTTCTGATGCAATCAATTGTCTTTGTTTCTCTGGTGATCTGTAAGATGATGTAACTGCCTTAGTCAAGTCTATACCATCTTTAGCTGCTTCAGTAAGAAGTTTCTTCCATCCTCTTGCAGCATCTGGGTTAAGTATAATCTTTCGACTATACATATCCATACCCAAACCAGATGGAGTAACTACTTTTGGAGTCTTAATACCATCACCAACTGCTTCAGATGATTGTGATGTATCAGTTTGAACTATTGCTGGTGGTGTATCAATCAATGGAGTATCAGATTCAGTCTTTCTTATTGTAGCACTAGACGCAAACTTTGAGGTATCATACTTTGTCTCATCTACTGCTTTTAAATCAGCCGCAACAACCTTACTCTGATCATTATAGTCTATTTCTGGTTTCTCTTTAGCATCCTTTGCAGGAGATTGTGCTTCTTGTGGATTTTCTTTTTCAAAATTCTTTCTTGCTTCTTCATCTGCCTTATCTGGTTCAACATAATTCTCAGGATGCATTGCTGCCTGATGCTGAGAAGTATCTAATCCTTCTGGTTGCTCTGCAGTAGATGAATGAAGATGTTCATCAGCTTTACCTATCGGTGATTTATCTGGATCTGCTGTATTCTTATCAGCATTATCTTTAGCAAACTTTTTAATAGCATCCTTAGTATCAGCAAGATTCGTTTTCACACCTTCAGCTTGATCTTTCAAGTCACCTTCTAAACTATCCCATTGCTTATTAATGTCTTCTGCTTTAGGAAGATTTTCTGCTGATTGATTCTTACCAATAATCTCCTCATATTTTCCATAGAAATCAGTTAATCCACTTACTAAACCTGAGAAGAAACTAGTTATTGCATTTACTATTGGACCTATTATATCAATAGCTTTCTGAATACCCTCCATTATCTGAGGCAACTTATCTAATATCCATCCAGTAAAGATAGCTGCTGCAGAATTCATTATCTTATCCCAGAGGCTGCCAGCAGATTTCTTTATTTTCTTACTAACAGGTTCAGCAACTGCCTTTGGTGCTGCTTCAATTAGTTTTTCTTTATCCTCTTTCTTCTTAGCATTTAATAGTCTAGCAGCAGTAATTTTACTATCCTGCCTTGCAATAGTCTTCTGTTGTAATCTTGCTTTAAATGAATTCTTTACTCCATCAGATGTTTGCTTAATTGCTGCAACACCAAAAGAAATAATATCAAATGCTTCACTAGTCGGAATAAAATTATTAGTATCAATCTTAGCCATTAGTCATCACCTTGCTGGTAGATATGAGTATAGAAGAATCTATATTCATTTGAAGGATTTCCTGTAGGAAGGTCTGGAATTCCAGATGCTTTTCCAGTAAACATTTCTCCCATCTCTTCACCTTGAACTTGAGAAGTTGGAATAGGTAAAACTTCAATATCAGGAGTAGATGATGTAGGAGTACTAATACTATTAAGTTTACTCATATTTTTACTTCTACTTGCTTCTCTTGAAGGAGGAACTATATTGCCCATAGGAACACTTGTCTTTTGACCTTCCATATTGGCATGAGATGGACCATCACCTTGAGCTTTTTCATTTAATTGTTTATTCATCTTCTTAATATCAGCATCCAACTCCTCATCCGAGAACTCACCTTCTGCAAGCATAGCCTTATGTCTTTCTAATGCCATGTCATCTTGTTCTTCATCACTCTTCTTCATAAAGACATCTTCTGGGAAGTCAGCACCAGCACTGGTAGTTGGGTCACCATCAAAGAATTCGGGGAATGTCTTTTGTAGTTTATTATTATATTCAACCCTAATCTCCAAATGTCTCTTCTTCCACTTCTTATCTTGCTTAGCCCACCATCTACCAGCAGAACTATCCATCCACTGTAATGGATCAGTCCAACCCTTAGTAGTATTCCATCCACCTATTTCACCTTTATCTCGGAGTGCCTTTTCTTCCTTGCGTCTTTCAGCATAGAATAATTTCTTCTCCTTCTTCAACATTGCGTGCATTTCATCTTTAATATCATCTTTCTTCTGCATCATAGTCTTATAATCAGCAAATGCTTTATCCATTGTTGCCAATTTATCTGCACCCATATGCTTTTCAATCCAAGCACGATGCTTTTCATCTTGAAGATTTAATTTTACTCTATGATCTTTATTATACCCCAATTTCTCTTTCTCTTCCTCTGTTGCTTCTCTACCCATTAAACCATGCTCACCCCAATAATCAATACGCTTATGAGATTTTCCATCTTCCTCTAATACATGTGCTCCTTTTTGATTTTGGTACATATCAATACCAGCAGATTTTGTCTGTGCTCTCAACTGCTTATCAAACTCAGAGAATTTATTACCACCAGTAACTCTTTTGTGAATTGCTTTCACACCAAAGTATAAACCAGTACCTACACCCAGTACAACCCAAGTCCACGGATTTGCAAGAAGTCCAAGAACTGCTGGTACACCTATCTTAAGTCCACCAACGATAAGTTTCATTGCACCAATAATTGCACCAATATTAGCTGCAGCAAAAATTACACCCACTACTCCCAATGCAGTCAATATTGCATTCTTCATTTCATTAAAGGTTTCCATATCACCTTCATTCCATGCTGTTAGCATCTTTCCACCTTTATCCAATAACCATCCACCAAAGATAGCAGTAAGAGAATCGAATAACTTCTGGAATACAGATTTAGCTGACTTAGTTGCTTTCTCTACTGGTTTAACAGCTTTCTCTGTTTGTTTTGTCTCCAAGAATTTTTCGGCCTTAATATTCTTATCCTTGTCTAATTTTCTTGCATCATCCTTTTTCTTATCATCTGCTGCATCTTGATCTGCCTTTAGATCAGCATCTACAAAATCCTTAAATGCTCTTAAATTATCATTAATACCTTTAATTGAACTATTAATATCACTAAATTTATCTTTATCAATACCACCTACACCACTCTCTATCTTGTCTACTCTCTTCTCTAACCCTATAACTCTTGCAAGGGTTTTTCTTTGTAGTCCAAAAGATTTGGACATCACGCCATGAGAAGCACCCCCAGATGATATTTGTTCTCCTGGTGGTGTAGGTAAGTTATCTTTAATGTCAGCCATTTCGCTGCTGTTGCTTTAAGTTTTCCTCTTCGATATGCTGTTTCAATAAACTAATGTATATTTCCCGTTCCCACGGGATCATATCTTCAATATCACTCAAGCTATATTTATGATGCTGCATGAGAGCGAAGTTGATCTTGTAGTATGATACAAGATCTTCATGCAACATCGCTAATTGAAAAAAGCTGCTAAACCCTCCAAGGTTATAATATTATCTTGACCAGTAGCAGGATTGTTTACTACAAATTCATGCTTAAGTTTAGGCATAGTAGTAAAGAATTTCTCCAACTCTTTAAACTGTTTGGAACCCAATCCTTCTAAGAAAGCAATCATTTCTTTCTTAGTGAAATCACTTCCAGTCCAAGTTTCTTCTTCATTGAATACCATATCTACACAATCAGCAATCATATCAATTGATTGCTCAAATCCAACCCCATCACCTACATTAAAGTTCTCTTTAATAAACTGATCCAGTGAAGGATATTTCATCCTCATAGTCAATTTTTCATCCAATTTAATATCTTTATTATGATTAGGATCCTCAATAACTTTAATCTCATCCAATGCGACAGTCACTGGAACTTTGGTCTCTTGATCATCAGGACAAGTTACTTGAATTTCAACAGTTTCTCCAACAGATTTACCTCTAACATTAAGGAATAGATATTCGATATCAAATGTAGATAACTTATCAACCTTAATACCTCTAGTAAGTATACAATTTCCTAGAACTTGTTTAACAGCACGAGCAATATCTTTAATATCCTCACTTTCCATTGCAATAACAAGAATTTTCTCTTCTTTGACTAGGAAAGGTCTATACTTAATCTTCTTCTTAGAAGAAGGAATCACCATCTCATAAGTTGGTGCATTAATCTTTGGTAGTGGCATCAGTTTTTCCTTTAATTATACCACATATGTAAGATAATGTGGATTTGAATGCATTGCCATCTAACTCATCAAACATAAACATATTCAAACGAAATGCATAGTTTGCCTCTGATATGATAGCAGATACTTGTGATTCTGTCACAGGCAGTTTATTTAGTGTAGCACGGTAGTTATTTTTATACTCTTTCTTATTTTCTATATCAAACTTATAGAAATCCAAACCACCATCAGTTAACTTAAGAGACTTCTCAGCGATATTCCTAAGAATCTGACCACCAGAGAGATCACCCAAATATCTAGTATAATGATGACCCACAAGAAGTTCAGTGTCGTCATGTGCTACTTCACGAATACGATTTACATACTGTTGACATGCTTCAGTAGGATAGATAATATTTCTCCAATCTTCACCAAAGAAATACTCACAGTCTTTTGATAGACCACGCTGTCTATAAAGTTCCTTCATGTTTAATGGTCCTACAATAGGATCATCTTTCAATCTTAGAACTTCTGTTTCTAAAGCATTGTATATGAAATAGTAATTAGCAACAAGTTGCCGATAGTTTTCTTTACTTACTACTCCACGAAGGAATGATGAAACAAACTTTGTATTCTCTGCAGCAGAGTGAGACTGTTTAGTTCCTTCTTTTAATTCTTGTGCTAATCCCATACTAAATCTCCATCATGTATATTATACCATAATTTATACTATTGGGTTACAGCCTTTTTCATCACCTCAGAATCAGACTCAGTTCCATCTAAAACTATATCATTATTTCCACTAGAACTGTTAGAAACATCACTATTTGTCGTATCTTGCTTATAAACTTTTCTCATTACCTCAGAATCAGACTCAGTTCCATCTAAAGTTATATCAGTATTTCCTAATTTAGCTGGATTATTACCAGGTGTAGGAGGTGTTGGTGCTGGATTATATGCAGAATTAAATACTCTACGATCTAAAGAATTAATTGGACCAAAGTAATACCTATCATAATTAAATGTTACTTGGCATTCAAGAATACTATTCCCATCATAAGAAACAGGCATCGCAGATACAGATACTGGCCAAGCATTAAGAAAAGTATATTCAACACTTCTAAAATGATCTTTATTAAATTTTTGAATTTTTATAGAATCAACTTTATACTCCTCAGGATACTGCATTCTATGATAATAAGCAATATGAGTTCTGTCAACACCATCATTCTTTGGACCATAATGAGATCCAGATGCTATAAATTCATGCCAATATTCAAAAAATTCTAACACTCTATAATCACTATCAACATAGAAAGTAAAAGAACTATCAGTAAATATTCTTGAATGAGCCATCTTCTCAGTGATTCCCATTCTCTGACCTTCAACCTGAGCAGTTGCCATAGTGGTTGCTGGTAGTTCAGCACTATTGCACAGTAAACCAAGATCTCTACTAATAAAGAAGTTACTTACTCTAGGTGACATAGAAGAAATATAACCTCTAAGTTGTTGCATAGATCCAAAACCATTGAAAAATACCTCATAATGGTTTGTGGTAGCAACCTTCTGAAACAAACTTCTTATTCTTTCAGTCTTTTTTACTCTTGGATAAACTGGCACAATAAATACCTAACGGGATCGTATACGATGCATGGCTCGTTCAGGAAGATTTAGACCTTCTAATATTACAAAGTATCGAGGGGATTATCGTAACATTATTTATCGCAGTTCCTGGGAAAAAGTTTTTATGTCATATTGTGATAAGAATGATAACATCATTGAGTGGGGTAGTGAAGAAGTTATAATACCCTACAGATCACCACTTGACAACAGATTACATAGATATTTTCCTGACTTTTATGTTAAGGTAAAAGATAGATCAGGAGTACCTAAGAAATATATTATTGAAATTAAACCCAAAAGACAATGCATTGAACCAAAAATTCAGAAGACTAAAAATAGAAAGTATGTAAGAGAAGTGATGGAGTATGCTAAAAACCAAGCAAAATGGGGTGCAGCAAAAGAATTCTGTAAAGACAGAATGATGGAGTTTAAAATACTAACGGAGGATAACTTAGGTGTCTAGACTACAGCCAATTGTAGATGAATTTGTCGGGACAGAAGATCCCGAAGATACAATGCTGGAAGTTTTAGATGCTCTACAAGATACTAAAGTTATATTACCAGAAGAAGGTGGATTCTATACATTTGTATATCTACCAAAGACTCCTATGATTGAGTATGATGAATTTCCTTTGATAGCATGTATGGAATTAAAACAATGGGGTATTAGAGGATTCAGTTATCATTGGAACAAAATGAGAAACTATACATGGAATGAAGTAATCGGAGAATTCCATGAACTATCGGTTGCTGAACTAGAACATGCTAGATCACTGTCATATGCGAAATTCAAGCTAAATACATAAAAAGA